GACGCCGACCCGCTGCCACCTGCCGCCAGCCGGCTGCTCGCGTCGACCGGCGACCGCCCGACACGGCTGACCTACGCGAGGGGCTGGGGGCGCAGGCTGGTCCCGGGAGCTGGAGATGACGGGAAGGGGAAGTTCCTGCCCTGGCCCGTGGAGTCGGTGGCGCTGCGCGTATCCGGAGTGTGCGCGGTTGCATGGAACCGGCGCGAGGGGGAAGAGACGTGGCAGGTGGATGCCGCCTACGCCGTCTGGGAAGGCCGTATCTGGCCGGTCAATGTGACGGCGATCGGCAAGCTGCTGCGCTCGATGGGCGGTGGCGCGTGACCGCGATCCGGGAAACGTACTGGCGGAGCTGGCTCGCGGTGATGGTCGGGGACGTCGTGCACGATCGCAGCGGGCGCGCCTGGTCGGTGCGCAAGATCGCGGTCGAGCACGGCAGCAGGGACGGGGACGGCGCGGTCTGCTGCCGGGTCGAGCTGGACGGCGGGAGCGAGCAGCGCATCATGCGCGTACCGGACGCCACGGCGCGGGTGGAGCTGGACGAAGGTCCCGGGCATGGCGTGGCCGCTGCCGGTGCGGATGCCCTCGATTGGGCAACGGCCCTGGTGGCGGAACGGCTCGGGGGTACGGTGATTGACACCCCGGATGACTGAACCAGCAACGTACGAAGGCCCGGCCGGAGAGGGGTCTCACGGTCGGGCCTTCGCTTCATGACGGACCATGCCCAGCACGTCACATCGCGAATTGAGGCTAACATGATCGACCCCTCAGGCCCATCGGTGAAAGTTGACCGGGCGCAGATCAAGCGCTATCTGGGTCTGATCTTTCCCCCCGAGTTCGGCTGGCGCGGCATGATCAGCGCCTCGCACTCGCTGCCGAACGGCACCGGGATGCCTTCGGGGCGCTGGTCGTACGACGCAGCGGTGGACGGGATCGCCGAGCTGGCGGAATCCGGGAGCCGGCGCGGTGCCGCGGGCACCTACCTGCGGTGCTCCACGGTGCGCCGCAACCTGTCGGCCGGCGCACGCGGCAAGGTGGCCGACTCCCTGGAGCTGCCCGGGCTCTGGGCAGACCTCGACATCGCCGGCCCGGGGCACAGGCACGACCCCGAGAAGTTCGGTGGGCTGGTGCTCCCAGCCACCGCCGAGGAAGCGGCCGGCATCGTGACGATGGCCATGCTGCCGGCGCCGACTGCCTGGGTTCACAGCGGTGGCGGGCTTTACGCCTGGTGGCTGTTCGGTGAGCACGTGGAGGTGTCCGGCGATCCGGGCTACTGGTCGCAGGTGTCCGAAGCGTGGCAGGCGAAACTACGCGAAGGCGCGGCCCTGTCCGGGTATCACTACGGGCCCGTGGGCAACCTGGACCGGGTGCTGGGCATGGTCGGGACGATGAACGCCAAGCCCGGCACGCAGCCGGCCATGCGCGTGATCCTGAGCGACAACGGGCCGCGCTACGCACCGGGAGAGCTGGCCGGACTGGTCATGACGGAAGCCCCGACTACGGGGGTCGGGGCTTCCGATGTGGGTCGGGGTCACGCAGCGAAGGCGGCCGGTGAGCTGCATGGTCCTCTGCCCGCGTCCATGGTGCACGAAGTGGGGCACGTCAGTCCACTGGACGACTTCGAGACACGCCACTCGTGGGCGCAGATCCTCGTGCCGAAGGGCTGGGCTCTGGTCAAGGGCGACGCCGAGCTCGGGGGCTACTGCGAGTGGCGGCACGCCGATGCCACCCACCCGCTGAGCGCGACCACGGGCAAGGATCCGGCGCGGGACAGGATGTGGAACTTCAGCAGCTCGTGCGGGCTGCCGACCGAAGAGCCGATGACCAAGGGGTACGTCTACGCGGCGCTATGGCACGGGGGGGACATGTCCACGGCGGCACGGGCGGTTCAGGCGATCGGGTACGGCCCGCAAGGTAGCTCCGGCACAAGGGCTGCTGGCGGTCCCCTGCTCGGTGCTGGGAATCCCAGCACCGAGCGACACCTGGAGCTGATCGCGGCGTCCGGGATGGGCGGGCCCTGCGCTTCGCGGTGGATGTGGGAAGAGGACGACGCGCAGTGGCTGCCGCTCGGGGGGCTGTGTCTGCTGGGAGGGCGCGAAGGTCTGGGGAAGACCACCTGGACCTACCGGATCATCGCGGCACTGACCGCAGGGACGCTGCCGGGAGATCTGCTGGGCACGCCGCGCAGCGCCGTGATCGCGGCTACCGAGGACGACTGGCGGGCAACGATCATCCCTCGACTGATGGCGGCCGGCGCCGACCTGGAGCGCGTCTACCGGATCGACGCCATCGAGCCGGACAGAGTGACCGGGGTCAGCCTTCCGGACGACCTGGCGGCGCTGGGTGCCCTGCTGGCCAGCGCCGGGGAGATCGCCCTGCTGGTGCTCGACCCGATCATCACCGTACTGAGCGCCAAGCTGGACAGCCACAAGGACCACGAGGTACGCAAGGCACTGGAGCCGGTCAGTGCGCTGGCGCACGGGCTCGGGATCACCGTGCTCGGTCTGATCCACGATAACAAGAGCAGCGGGACCGATCTGAGCACGCGACTGATGGGCAGCAGGGCGTTCGTCGCGGTGGCCCGTGCGGCGCTCGTGTGTGCCGAAGAGCGGGACGATCCGGAGGAGGGTCAAGCGGACGCCTTCGGGGCCGACCCCGTCACCCCCGACCGCCGTGCGGCGCCCGTGAAGGCCAGCGCCGCGGGACCGGTGCGCACGTTCCTGCTGGGGCAGGTCAAGAGCAATCTCGGGGCGAAGGTGCCCTGGTCGATCAGGTACCAGATCAACGCCGCCCTGGTCGGGCGTGACGAGGCGCTGGGCAAGGACATCCACGGCAGTCACATCGTGAGGGTCGGACGTCAGACGGCCGGATTGGAAGACATCGTGCGTGCCAGCGAGAGGGGTGGGGACGACGTGCGTTCGGGCCCACGGCGCGCGGCTGAGGCATGCCTACTGGACCTGCTGAGCGGCGGGGAGAAGGCATCCAGAGAGATCAAGGATGCCGCCGTGAACGCCGGGCACTCGCCGACCACCGTGGACCGGGCGGCTCGGGACCTGGCCACCCGGGGCAGGGTCATCATGGTAATGAAGGGTCGCCTAAGTTACTGGTCAGTACCTAGTACCTCCGAGCAATCAAGTGAAGTAAGTGGTGTGTATGGAGTGCGTGACGTGCGTGACGTGCGTGACGTAGGTCAGAGTCACGTCACTTCAGGGAAGGGGGAACCCACGTCACCCACGTCCCCCACGTCCCACGTCACCTCTCCAGAGACCGACGCACGTCTGACGCAGGTCTGTCTGTGCCCTGGTGATCTCCACGCCCCGTGGTGCAAGGGTGCGGGGGCAGGCGCAGCATGAGCTCGACCGGAGCCCTGCCACTGAGCGTGTGGGTGGCAGGGCGGGCGCGGACCAAGGGCAGTCTCTACGTGCGCGGCAAGCGGGCGAACGGGACGGCGATCCTTGCCGAGCAGGTCAAGGGCTCGAAGAGCTGGCGGGAGCAGGTGGTGGAGACCGTGCTGCGTCAGGGCGGCGCAGCGTTCGCTCCAGGGGGCCCGGTTGTGCCGTGGGTGCCCTGGAGCGGCCCCGTGGCCGTGCGGCTGCTGGTCTGGCTCCCGCGGCCAGCTACGGGCATCGGAGCGACCAGCGCCTGGCCGGACTACCTGAGGGCCGGCGACCTGGACAAGTACGAACGGAACGTGGGCGACGCGCTCACGGACACGCAGGTGATCGCGGACGATGGGCAGGTCGTGCACTGGGACGCGTGGAAGATGTGGGCCGATCCGTCCGGTGGACGGCATCAGGGAGTGCAGATCGACGTGACCGCTCTGTAAGTGGACATCCGTGGACACGATGCAGGTGGGCACGAGCGATCGGTAACCTGGCCGGCACGAGAGGGAGGGTGGTCGGCGTGAGCGATGAGGACGGGAAGCGGTCCGGTCGGCCAGGGGGACGGTTGACGGTCGTCAAGGGTGAGGTTCCCTCGGTCGGCGGGCAGCTTCGCCGCTCACGCCTGGCGCCCGAGCGGCTGGCCGAGCTTGACCGGCTGCTGGGCGATCCACACCTGAGCCGGAACGAGATCGTGCGGCGCTCTGGCGTGAGTCGCGATGCCGTCACCAGGCGGGCGGCCACCATAGGGCGGGTGTTCGGTGCCAGCATCGAGCTGACCGCAGCGAGGGCTGCCGGCGACCGCAAGGCCACGGACGGGCGCAGCAAGCGAAGGGAGCTCGCGGAGCGTCTCCTTGCCGATGCCCTGGGAGAGGCAAGTCTGCGCGACCAGCTCGACCGTAGGGAAGTCCGTGACGCCGCTGCCCGGGCAGCCCTGTCGCGCTCCCTGGGGACGCTGGTCAAGGCGGTGGCCGATCTGGACGGCATTGAGTTGCGCTGGCGTGAGCTCGACCGGGACAAGCGGCAGTCGTCCGAGCTCGACGAGTGGCTCGAGCACATGACCGGCACGGAGTAGACACAAGTGGACATGATGCGTAGGGTGGACGGCATGACCACTGCTGGGAGCAAGTGATGCACCCGACCGCACTTCAGGGGTTCAAGAATCAGCTACTCGGCGCCTATGGGAGGTTGTCGCGAGTACTGGACGTGCTGGACGTCGGAGGGGCGGACGTCAATGGAACGGTCCACGCGGCGTTGCGGCAGCGGCACGGCGTGGAGCTGCTGGACGTGCTGGACGTGGCGCCGGGGTCGGGCGTGACGATCGTCGGGGACGCCACCGTGCCCGAGTTCTGGCGCGGTCTCCTGGAGGAGCACGGCGCGCGTTACGACCTGGTGATCTCGACCGAGACCCTGGAGCACGTGGGTGGATGGCGTGCGATCGTGGCGGGAGCGCGCGGAGTGCTGCGCCCGGGCGGATGGATCATCGGTACCTGCGCATCGATCGAGCGCAGGCCGCACGGCGCCCGCGGGGCGCTCGATCCCGCGGCGGGAGAGTGGTACGAAAACGTCTGGCCAACCGAACTGGCCCAGGCCCTGCTCGGTCGGTTCGATGGTGAAGTGGTCGTGGAGTACAACTTCCGTCCGGAGTTCCCCACGACCGGCGATCTGTACTGGAGGGCTCAGGCATGAGCAAGGTCAGGACGGAACACCTACTGTTCCTAGGTGGCGATCCGGAGCAGGGCGCAGGCGCCCTGCTGGGCGAGGGTGCGGCGCGGTCTGCCGCGATCCTGCGCGCCCTGTCGGGGGGCGTGGGTGACGTCTGCGCCGCGGTGGAGGCGGTCCGCGACCAGGCGCGCGATGACCGCCGACAGGGCGCTGTGGACTGGCGCATGGTCGGCGGGAGGCCGATCCCGTGCTGATCGACGCGTTCCCCTACGCCTATGGCCCCGAGGTTCTGCTGCTGCGCTTCCGCGAGCTGGTGGACGTGGTCGACCTACATGTGATGGTCGAGGCTGACCGGACTCACACCGGAGTGCCCCGGGACTTCGACTGGGCGGACCTGAAGGAACTCCCCGAGTTCGCGCCGTTCGCACACAAGGTGGAGTGGCGCGGACTGACACAGGCGAAGGCGTTCGGATCCCCCTGGCTGGCCGAGGAGTACCTGAGATCATCGTGTCTGCTCCACGCCAAGAACGTTGCGGTCAGCGACGATGACGTGATCCTGCTGGCGGACCATGACGAAATCCCGAACCCGCGAGCGCTGGCGCGAGTGATGGACGACGGGATCGGAAGGGCGCGGCTATGGGGCTCCTATCACGAGTGGTTCCTCGACCTGCGCGCCAGTGGGTCCCCTGGTCATATCTGGGAGTTCCGGCAGCCGATCACGTTGCGGGCGGGTGACCCGGCGGCAACCGGGTTCGAGGCGGGTGCGGACCTGCGCGCACTTCAATGGATGGGCTACTCGGCGGTCGAGCTGGGTAAGGAGGACTCAGCTCTTCGGGGTTGGCACATGACGCTCCAGGGTGGCGCTGCTGCCGTCCGGGCGAAGTTTCGGGCGTGTGCTCACACGGAGCTCCAGCGCTTCACCCTGGAGCAGATCGAGCTCCGGATTGGTCGGCGTCTCGACATCCTGGACCGTTGCGCCCTGGTGGAGACCGGACTGCTCCCCCAGGCCGCGCATGATGACTACTTCAAGGAGATGCTGTGCCGATCCTGAGCGAGTTCACGAGCGCACCAGCATGGGTCATGTTCCTGGCGGCTACGGCGGCGCTGTCGACCGGCGTGCTGGTCGGCATGATGCTCACGCTGCGCAGGATTGCCATCGAGGACGGCGTCAAGGCCAAGAAATCCCGGCACCAGCGCGACCCGCGAGGGCGCGGCCCTGCATCCCTGAACTGGATCCCGGATGTGCCCTGTCGGGCGCGCGTGCCGCGGGGGGAGACCGTGATGTGGAACCCCACCACCGACGTCATGATCCCGACATCCGTGGTGGAGCTACCGATGACCGAAGTGGTTCCTCAGGTTGACTATCCGGGAAGGGGAAGGGGCATCCGATGATCACGTTTCTGGGGGTCCTGACCTGCGGCGTACTGGGCTGGATCGGGGGCTGGTTCGCTGCCCGTGTCCTGGAGAGGCGCGCCGAGGTTGAGGACAGCGCGCAGACGTACCAGGACGAACGCGAGCGGGGTTGGCCGCTGTGACCCCCTGGCTCGTGGTGCCGACCCTGAACAACCGGGCGCACTACCTGGTCCCGCTGCTCATGAGCTCGGGGATGCCTTCGGTCGTCGTCCGCACGGACGTCGCCGGAGATCTCCGGCCCTGGCCGGAGTGCGACTCGACCGTGATCCATGATGTCGGGGCGCCGAACATCCATCGCTGGTGGAATCGGGGCATCGACTACGCGGTCGGCCGAGGGGCTGACGTGGTCGTGGTGTGCAACGACGACGTGGGCGCCGACCCGGGTGCCCTGCTGGAGTTGGCAGCACACGTCGATGTCGGATCGGACGGTCCGCTGCTGGTATGGCCGGACGATCCCGAGCACGCGGCCACTCGGGTGACCGAGATCGCCGGCTATGCCTTCGCGCTCGACCCGGCAGCGATCCGCCCGGACGAGATATTCCGCTGGTGGTTCGGTGATCACGATCTGGAGTGCCGGGCCCGCGAGATGCGTCCGCTCGGCGCGCTCGGGGTGAAGGGCCTTGCGATCCGACACCTGCGGACCGACTGGGCCTACGACCGGGACATGAGCACCGACATCGCAGTGGATACCGAGCTGTTCCGGCGCCGATACCCGGCGCTCTACCCGGAGGGCTGAGGCATGACGTACCAGCTCGATGTCCTGGTGCCGAGCAGGGGGCGCCCGGCGTCCATAGCTCGGCTGTGGGATGCGATACAGAGCACCGCGGCGCACCCGGAGCAGGTGCGGCTGCTGGTGCGACTGGACAACGAAGACCCGACCGCAGGCGACTACCCACTCCAGTACCTAGATCGGATCTGGTACTCGACCGGGCCCAGGATCAGACTCGCCCGATCATGGAACGAGCTCGCCAGGGTGGCCATGGTCGGTGGTGCCACCCACCTGGCGCTCTGGGGCGACGACAACATCCCCATCACGCGTGGCTGGGATGCCGCCTTCGTCGACCGCCTGGCGGTAGAGGGTCCGGGCTGGGTGTACGGACGGGATGGAATCTGGGACGGCGTTCCGCTGGACGGACATCCGGGGCACCTGGTCCTGCCGACCGCCACCGTGATGAGCATCGAGCTCTACGAGGCCCTGGGGTGGGTCTCCCCGCCGGGACTGACCCACCTGTGCATCGACGTGGCGTGGAGACAGCTCGGGCTGGCCGCGGGCTGTCTGTTCCACGAGACCGGAGTGCTGATCCGGCACTTTCACAGGATCGCGGGGGCGCCGAACGACGCCACCTACCAAGAGGCGAACGACAACCCCAAGCAGTTCAGGGCGGACAATATGGGCGTTCAGAGCTGGGCTGCATCACGAGCCTTCACTGACGACCTGGCCAAGATCAAGGCAATCAGGGCGCAGCGCGGTCGGTGAGCACCTACTCCCCCCTGGTCGGGAAGGCGCAACGGAGCGTGCACCTGGCCACGCATCGGTTGAACGTCTGGGATGGCTCGGTCCGCTCGGGCAAGACTGTCGCGAGTATCTTCGCGTGGCTGCGCTTCGTGCGGACCGGGCCACCTGGCGATCTGCTCATGTGCGGGAAGACCGAGCGCACCCTGAAGCGCAACATCATCGGCGTGATCCTGAGCATGCTCGGCAAGCGAGCACAACTGGTAGAGGGGTCCGGGGAGCTGTGGATCTCCGGACGGCGGATCTACCTGGTCGGCGCGAACGACAGCCAGGCCGAGGGCAAGATCCGCGGCATGACGCTGGCCGGTGCGTACGTCGACGAGGCGACCCTCGTGCCGGAAGGCATGTGGCGGATGCTCGGCACCCGGCTTTCGATCGACGGCGCCCGGCTGTTCGCCACGACCAACCCGGACAACCCGCGGCACTGGCTCAAGCTGGAGCTCGATCGGGCGTGCGCATGGCTGGCGCCCGATGGCTCCCTGACCAAGCCGGTTCGCGCGCTGGGAGCAGAACCTGAGATCGACCTCATACGGATGTCCTTCGTGCTGCCGGACAATCCGCACCTTGGGCGGGACTACATCCGCAACCTTGAGGCCGAATACACGGGCCTATGGCGCCGCCGGTTCATCCTCGGCGAGTGGGTGATCAGCGAGGGCAGCATCTACGACATGTGGGATCCCGGGCGTCACCTGGTCGAGCCCAGGGACATCCCGCACGACGTCACACCGATCGCCGTAGGGGTGGACTACGGCACCCGGCACACCTTCGCCGCGGAGATGTTGGCCATCGGGCACGGCGTGCTCTGGACTACCGACGAGTGGCGCTGGAGCAGCCGCGTGAAGCGCTCCCAGCTCACAAGCGCCCAGTACGCCAGGCACCTGGCTGACTGGATCGGGGACCGTGGTCCGGAGTGGGTGTTCGTCGATCCCGCTGCCGCGGACTTCCGTGAGCACCTGTGGCAGTCGGGCATGCCCGGGGTGGCGCTGGCCAGCAACGAAGTGGCCCCGGGCATCAGAACGATGGCGTCCGCCCTCAGCAGCGGTAGGGCGAAGATCAGCAAGGCGAACGAAGGGCTGGTGGAGATGATCCCTGGATACGCTTGGGATGAGAAGGCTTCCAAGCTCGGGCAGGACAAGCCGACCAAGGAAGCTGACGACGAACTGGACGCCTGGCGCTACGGAGGACACTCCTCCCGCTCGCTCTGGCACCCGGTGATCTCGACAACAGGCACAACGGCAGCGTGAGGGGCAGACCATGGGACTCCCGACGGGAAGCATCCCCTGGCCGCCGGCGGCGGTAGCTGGAGAGATCAGGCGCGTGAAGGACCTGGCCGGCTGGTACGCGGGGGACAAGGGGCTGATCTACCCGCAGAACCGCGGGGCGATGCCCGGGGTCAAGCACTGGTGGCAGGTCAACGTGACGGCCAGCGGCAGCACCCTGGGCTGGGGTGAGTCGTCCCCGATCCACGTCCCGCTCGCGGCAGACCTTGCCCGAACGTCGGCCGATCTGCTGTTCAGCGACTGCCCGGACATCACCGTTGGGGACGCTGGCCAAGACCGCTGGGAAGAGATCGAGGACGGCACCGGTCTTGAGTCGGCCCTGGTTGAGGCCGCCGAGCTGGCGGCCGCTCTGAGCGGCATCTACTGGCGCGTGACCTTCGATCTGGTCAACGAAAAGCGCTGGCCGATCCCGACCTTCGTTCAGCCGGACAACGCCTGGCCGGAGTGGAGCTGGGGGCAGCTGGTCGCGGTCACGTTCTTCCGCGTGCTCACGCCGACCCCGGGATCGTCCGACAGGACCGTGTATCGCCACCTGGAGCGGCACAGCGTGACGAAGGTCGGCGCCCTGATCGAGCACGCCCTGTACCAGGGCGAAGAGGCCAAGCTCGGCATGCGGATTCCCCTGGTGGACCACCCGGAAACGGCAGGGATCGCGGACTCCCTGACCGCCGAGGACATGATCGTCATGCCGGGATGTACCCGGACGGCCGGGTACATCCCGAACATGCTGCCTAACAGGCTCGACCGCGGGAGCAGGTTGGGGCGCCCGGACATCGAGCAGCAGGAGGACATGCTGCGCGGGGTGGATGAGACCTGGACCTCATGGATGAGGGACCTGCGGTTGGCCAAGGCGCGGATCATCGTGCCTGACGAGTATCTGAGGGTCGGCACCGCTGGTCAGGGTGCCTCGTTCGACGTCGACAGGGAGGTTTACTCCCCGTTGCGGATGATGGCGCCGACCGGAACCGACCCCTCGGCTGCAATCAAGTTGACTCAGTTCGCGATCAGGACCGCCGAGCACCAGGCCACGATCCGGGCCCTGGTCGAGCGCGTGGTGGTCGGCGCGGGATACAACCTGTTCACCTTCGGAATGGCCGACCCGCAGGCTGCTGCTGCGACCGCCACTGAAGTGGATGCACGCTCTGATCTGAGCCTGGTGACCAAGGGCAAGAAGTCGCGCTACTGGGAGCCGGCGCTGCGCGAGATGGTCGCCGCGATGACCTCCATTGACTGGTTCTTCCGCTACCCGGGCGCGATCCGGCCGGGCGACGTGAAGGAGATCAGCGTGGAGATCGAGCGCGAGATCGCTCCCCGCCCGCTCGACACGGCGCAGACTGCGAACCTGCTGCGCCAGGCCAACGCTGCCAGCACGCAGACGTTGATCGAGCTGGTACACCCGGAGTGGGGTGAAGAGCAGGTCAAGGCAGAGGTTGCGCGGATCGAGCAGGAAAGCGGCACGCCCGTACCTGCGCCGGACGCGCTGGGTGGAGCCGCTGGGGGCAGTCCGGTAGATGCACTGCTGGCGGGCATGGGGCAGATGGACGGGCAGCAGGTTCCCGTTCAGCCCGTGATGACGGGCGCGATGAGCTGAAGTGCCGATCGATCCGGATGTGCCCGGACGCCTGGCGTTGACTCTCTTCCGCCTGGCGTCCGGGGTGGAGACGTCGATTCTGGAGATGACCGCGCGTCGGTTGGGTGCGGGTCTGGACGTTCCGGACTGGCAGGTACGCAAGTTGGCCGAGGTGTCCTCGCTGAGCCGCGCGCTAGAGGGGAGCGTGGGGGCCTTTCTGGACGAGGCCCAGCGCGGGTCCTACGGGGCGGTCCTGGACGCCGGGCAGATCGGCCAGGACGCGGCTCTGATGGACCTACGCGGGATCGCTCGCGCCGCTGCCGCTCCTAGCCGGATACCCGGAGCGGGCGCGCTAATCTCCCTCGCCGAAGAGCTGAGCGGAGTGATCGCCAGCACTCGCACGAGCATCCTGCGCTCGGCGCTCGATCTGTTCCGCATGACGGTGGCAGACACGGTGGGGCAGGTGCTGCTCGGCGCCGGCACCCGGCGCGACGTCGCGCAGCAGGTGTTCGGCCGACTGGCGGCCCGGGGGGTGACGGGCTTCACGGATGTGAGTGGACGGCGCTGGCAGCTGGGCAGCTATACCGAGATGGCGGTCAGGACCACCACGCAGCGCGCGATGACGCAGGCGCACACAGAGACGCTTCAGGCGAACGGGTTCGACCTGATCATCGTCAGCAACGCCCCGCAGGAGTGCGAGCGCTGCCGCCCCTGGGAGGGCAAGATTCTGAGCCTGTCGGGGGGAGGGCGGATGACGATGCAGGTCCCGTCTGCGGTCGAGCTGAGGGAAACGGTCACGGTTGAGATCGCCGGATCTCTGGACGAAGCGAAGGCTGCGGGGCTCTATCACCCCAGCTGTCGGCACAGTCACGGGGCGTTCCTGCCAGGTCTGACGAAGATCCCGCCCGCGCCGACCGCCGACCCGGAGGGCAACGCGGCGCGGGTCAGGCTGCGCGCCCTGGAGCGTGCGGTCAGGGCCGCCAAGACCCAGGAGGCGGCAGCCCTCGACCCGGCCGCGCGCGCGCGGGCACGCGCGCAGGTGCGCGCAAGGCAGGCTGCGATCCGAGAGCACGTGGAGGCCACGCCAGGACTGCTGCGTCAGAACGCGCGGGAGCAGATCGGTCGGTCCCGGTAGGTCTGGATCGATCAGCGCCCGGACACGATAGCGGTGATCTGGACCGCCGCTTCGTGTCGAGCCGTTGCGTACTTCACCTCGCTCAGCCCGTTACAGGAAGCGGGGCGGGGCTGGGCGGCAGCCGGCTTTCCGTTGGTCATGTTCTCCAGTCCGACCTGCACCAGGTCAGTAGTACACGCTGCCTGATCGGGCTTGTTCGGCACCATCACGCCCAGCACGAGCGCACCCAGCGTGATCACAAGGGCGCCGACCACGAGGGCAGCCCCGATCGAGGCTCCTTGAAAGAATCGGCGCGCCGTCGAGACGTGCGCGCGATGCCGGGTGTGCTGAGTTCTGGCCATGCCGAACAGCCTACCTGTCTAGTCGTGTCCACTAGCACGTAGCAGCATGTTCGCGCAACTTACCTGCGGGTACGCTTCCGGTCATGACAGAGCTCAGCACCCAGCCCGGCGGGACCGGTAACGGTGGAGACGGCGCCAACTCCGGCGGGACCGGCACCCAGCAGTCCAGCACCCAGCCCGGCGGGACCGGTAACGGTGGAGACGGCGCCAACTCCGGCGGGACCGGTACCCAGCAGTCCAGCACCCAGCCCGGCGGGACCGGTACCCAGCAGTCCAGCACCCAGCCCGGCGGGACCGGTACCGGTGGCACGGACACTGCTGCGGAGCTGACGCTGCTGCGTTCCCAGCTCGCCGAGGCGCGCAGCGACGCTGCCAAGGCGCGCACGATCGGAAAGCAGACCGCTGCCCAGGAGGCCGAAGCCGCCCTGCTGGGCAAGCTGACGAAGGCGCTCGGTCTGGCCCGCGACCAGGCGCCCGACCCTGAGAAGCTGGCCGCAGACCTGACCACGGCGCGCGAAGAGCACCGGAGCACCCTCGTGGAGCTCCAGGTGCTCAAGCTGGCCGGCGCCGAGGGGGGCGACCCGGGCGCCCTGCTGGACTCCCGGACGTTCCTGGCCTCGATCAAGGACCTGGACCCGAAGTCTGAGGGCTTCGCCGGGTCGCTCAAGGCTGCCGTGTCCCAGGCCGTCAAGGAGAACCCGAAGCTCGGGGTCGGCACGCCGACCACCCAGGGTGGCGGGGAGATCAAGGGCGGCACGAAGGACAAGGGCGACGATGATCTGAACTGGGACAACCTCGACAAGCTCGCGAAGGGATCGCGCAAGCCGGGAGGCTGGCACTGATCTGACCCGAAGGGGTCGCGAGCTCCGAAACGATCAAGAGAGGCACTCACGTGTCGAACACCTTCACCCTTCCGCAGCGCGTTGCTCGGATGGGGCTCGCGACCCTGCGAAACAACACCGTCATGCTGCCGTTGGTCTTCCGCGGCTTCGAGGAGGATTTCGCTCCCGGGGTCGGCGCCACGGTCAACTTCCGCAAGCCGGCCACCTTCGTGGCGCACGACTTCGTCCAGAGCGTCGGCACCACGCGGCAGAACATCACCGAGACCTACGACTCGATCACCCTGGACCACCACAAGGAAGTGACGATCGCGCTCACGAGCGCGGACGCCGCGCTGAACCTGACCGACTTGCAGACCCAGGTGGTCACCCCGGCGATCGACGCGCTGGTTGCGTCGGTCGATATGGCGATCCTGAGCCTGCGGACCGACGTCACGCAGGAGATCACCGCCGCTGCGTACAACAAGACCAGCAACCCTAACCCGACGTTCGACCTGATCGACGCGGGGCGGATGCTGACCACAGCCAAGGTCCCGCTGACCGGTCGGGTCGCTGTGGTCGACGAGTACATCGCGGCGCAGTGGAAGCGTGATGAGCTCATGAACCGCGCCGACGCGCGCGGCGACGCGGGCACGGCCCTTCGGGAGGCCAGCGTCGGCCGGGTTCATGGCATGGACATCGTCGAGACGAACAACATCGACGATTTCACCGGAGTGGCTTTCCACCCGTACGCCTTCGCCTTCGTCGCACGCCCGCTGGCGCCGGCCATGGGCGGCGCCCGTGCGGAGACCCTGAGCCGGGACGGGCTGTCCATCCGGGCTACGTACTCGTGGGATCCCACCTACCTGACCGACGTCCTGACCCTCGACCTGCTGTTCGGGATCAAGACCCTGGATCCCGCCCGCGCCGTCCTGATCAACGGCCTGTCCGACTCGGTCTGATCGGAGAGCGGGAGGAGGATCGATGGGGCGGGTGGGACTGAGCAGGGGGCCAGGGCCGCGGATCGTGGCTCACACCTTGTCCTACCCGCCCCATCGGCGTATCGGCGCGGAGCTGGCCACGCACGGCTTGCTGAACCACCTTGCGGACTCTGGCTGGCGGTCCGTCGTGGTTCCACACACTGTGCGTGGCCTACGCCCTGCCCGGGTGGACGATGTGCACGTCGTCACACCCGAGCTGGCGAGGCACGCACGGCCAGACGTAGTGCTCGCTCACGTCCCGTTCCTTGTGCGGGCGCGCGAGATGGCCGACCAATGGGGCGTTCCCCTGGTCGTGTCCGCGCACGGAGGGCCCCCGGGGTGGCTGGCGGCGCACACGGCGGGGAGCCGCCCGGACCTGGTGATCGCCAACTCCGGACTCATGGCGGTGGGTCTGGCCCGCACCGGTGCACCGGTGCACATCCTGCGCCCTCCGATCGACTGGCCGACCCCGTGGCCCGGCCCCGATCCGGACGGGCTGGCCGTCACGCTGGTCAGCGCCAGCGCGGAGAAGGGCGCCGGCCTGGTTGCCGAGCTGGCGAAGCGCCACCCGGACATCCCGTTCCTGGTCGTGCGGGGCGGGTACGGGGCGCAGGTGGCGATGACTGGTCGCAACGTCACCGTGCTGCCGCACGGGACGCCGATGGACCAGGTGTGGTCAATGACCCGCTTGCTGCTGGTTCCCAGCGCGGAGGAGAGCTGGGGCATGGTCGCGGTCGAGGCCATGGCTCGGGGGATACCCGTACTCGCGAGTAGGGCTCAGGGGCTGAGCGAGTGCGTCGGACCGGGTATGCCTTCGCTGGACATCGCGGATCCGGACGCGTGGAGTGCCAGACTGGGGCTGGCCTACGACGATCCGAGCTGGTCAGACCTGCACATCGCAGCCCTTCGCAGGGCCGCGGAGCTGGATCCGGCCGTAGAGCTGGAGCAGACCAGGATCAAGATCGCAGCAGTGATCGGGAGGGAGGGTGACCGGATGGAAACCCAGACATTCCGCAACGTCCGGACCAAGGAAGTGGTGACGCTGGCGGTAGGCACGCGCATGCACGGGCGCCTACGTGACAACCCCCTCGTGTGGCAGCCTGCGGACGTCGGGTCCGCTGCCGGCACGGCGACGCCTGGCCCCGCTGTCGCCCGTCAGCAGGTGGTGGATCCGACGTCAGCATTTGATGCCGGGCTGAGCCTGCCCCCGGTCGTGCGGCCGAAGCGGACGGCGCCGGTGGCCGACTGGATCTCCTACGCGGTCGCCCGCGGGGCAGACCGGGCCGCCGCTGCCGCCGCTCCCCGGGCAACTCTCATCGCGCTCTACGGGGACTGAGGGCATGGCCACGACCTATGCAGCGTCCTCGGACTGCTGGGGCACGGGGAGCTGGACGGGCAGTGCCGCTCCCAGCAACGCGGCTTCGCTGCTCCGTGCGGGCAGCATGCTGGTGCGCGAAGCCACGGCAACGGCGCTCTACCTCGTAGACGCGGGTGGCCTGCCGACCGACGCCGACACCCTGGCCGCCTTTAAGGAGGCCACCTGTGCGCACGCTGCTGCGCTGTCCGCTGCCGGGGTGGATCCGGACGCCGCGGGCACCGACTCTTCGATCAAGGCAAGCGCGATCGGGTCAGCGTCCGTGTCGTACACCTTCGCGGACAGGGCCCGCGACGCCAAGGCTGCACTAGTTACCCAGCTCTGCCCCCAGGGCCTGATGGTCCTGCGGTCGGCCGGACTGCTGGACACCCCGGCGCTGAGCTTCCGCGGGATGACCCTGTGACCGACGTTTCGGAGTGGTTCACGTTCGCCGTGAGCGTGGAGCGGCTGACCGGTGCGGGCGCCTACGGTCCCGTGCTCGCCACCGCGACCAGCGAGGCTGCGATGGTGGACCCCGGGAACAAGTTGACCCGGTCGGGCACCGGTGAGCAGGTGGTCACATCGGCGCGCGTGTTCCTGGCCTCGACCACCACGGCGATCCCGGACGGCTCCAGGGTGACGCTGCCCGCAACCTTCGGCTCCCGCGCCAGCACGGTGATCACATCCCTGCTGCACACGTCGGGACTGGGCACGCCTGATCACCTGGAGCTGGTGCTCGAATGATCAACGCCGAGTTCCATCTGGAGATGAACCAGGGGCTTCAGGAGGAGATCAGGCAGGCCGCACTGCGCGGGCTCATGGCGGGCGGGGAGCACATCCTCGACCTGGCGCGGGCGACCGTGCCGCTGGAGGAGGGCACTCTGGAGCGTTCGGGGCGCTCCTCGTCGGACGGCGAGGGTGCGGTTGCCGTTTCGTTCGATACACCGTACGCCGTCCGTCAGCACGAGGACCTGACCGCTCGGCACGCGGGTGGGCGCAAGGCCAAGTACCTGGAGAACGCGCTCGCCGAGGGCGCCGAAGACGTGGGGCGCCTGGTCCAGGTCGCGGTCCAGCGCGCGGCGGGCGCCTGATGGCCCCGGGGGTCCAGCGCAAGCTGCGCGCAGGGCTCGCTGCGTTGCTCCACGCCGAGGGTGCGGCGACCTGGACACCGACCGGCACGGTGAGCATCAGCGCCAACCCTCCGCCCGTGTTCGATTCGGTCTATCCGGATAAGCCTGATGTTGCTGCCGCACTGGCCACGTACCCCGCGGGTGGGGATGAGCCGACCCTGTCCGGGTCGATGATCATGGTCCAGGTGCGCACGCGCACGTCACTCACGGACGTCGCCGCAGGGGACGACCTGGACGACGCCATTGGCAAGTGCCTCCTGGGCAACTACCCACTAACCCTGGCCAACGGCGTGGTGGTCAGCACCTTGATCCGGACGTCCGGCACGCCGATCGGGCGGGACGCGGCGGGGAGAATGGAACGGACCAGCAACTATCGGCTGCTGGTCCACGATCCCGGTACACACCGGGGGTAGAGAGGATGAGCAGATGACCGCTACCACCCGGGTTGCCCTGGGACCGGCGTCCGGAGTCAAGGATTGGTATCTGGACGTCAACACGGGGACCAGCGTGTCCCCGACCTGGACCCCCGTGTCCGGCCTGATGACCTTCAAGCCCGCGGTCAAGGCGGTCATGAAGGACACGAGCACGTTCGACGGCGGTGGCGCTCAGAGTTCGCAGAAGACGGCCGATCAGTGGGAGCTGAGTGGCAAGCTGAAGCGCGCCGGGCAGAGCGCCGCGCCGACCGCCTACGACGTGGGCCAGGAGGCACTGCGCGCGAAGGCGCTGCTCTACGGCGCGTTCAATGTGATCGAAATCCGTTGGTACGAGGTCAACGGGTCGGGTCGCCCCGTGGCTGAGGCCTGGCAGGGCACGGCTGCCGTGGAGTGGAGCGAGGACGCGGACGGGTACGACGACGTCAGGGTGGCGTCCTTCACCCTGACGGGTCAGGGTGCCCGCACCGCGGTCAGTCCGAACCCGGGGAGCGTGTGAGCAGGATGGCATTCCGGGATCTGACGGACGTCCTCGGCGTCTCCACGCCGAAGGTGCTGCCTATCCGGGGGCGCTCCGTGGAGTTCCCCGGAACGATCAGCGCATGGGCGGGCACGCTGCTGCTGGCGCTCCGCCGCGCCGCAGCAGAAAGCATCGAGTCCGGCGACGTGGATCCGTCCGACGTCGCCGGACTCGTGCTCAGCACGGGAGCGGCTACAGAGATGGACGCGCTACGCCTGGAGCGCGAGCTCCTGGGTGACGCCGGCGACGTGCTCGACGAGCTGGGGGTCATGGGTGAGGGACGTCAGCACATCATCGGCACTCTCACCGTCTGGCACCTGAGCGGCGAGGAGGCCGCAACGGCGTGCTGGGAGGGAAAAGCGCCGGTCCAGCCGAACCGGGCGAAACGACGAACGACGGCTGGACGATCCTCGAAGACGGCTGGCGTGGCAGGGGCCGTCTCCCGGACGGCAGCTGGCGAATAGTCCAACCGCCGGAAGCCGGAGGGCAGGCATGGGACACGTGGCTGATCGATCACTGGCGAGAGCTCACGGCGGACCTGCTCCAGCTCTACCGGGTGGACGTCGGGGACCTGGCGCTGATGAAGGCGCGGCCCTGGTCCTGGCTCCTGGCCCTGATCGAGGGGTGTATGACGGCACGTTCCCGGCTGCTATGGGACCGAGCCGGTCCTGAGCAGCGGAAACGTGTGATTGACGCGCTCGGCCAGGGCGCCGACGTGACACCCTGGCTCTGACGTGCTCTGACGTGGTGGCGATGGAAGGTGGGTGACCGGTGGCACTGAGCATCGGCGAACTGGTCGCCTACCTCCGCACCGACGACTCGCGACTCGGGCAGGGGCTTGCGGCGGCACGCGGCCGACTGGCCGGCTTCGGGGACGCCGCGAAGGCCGGACTCGCCGTGGCCGGCGCTGCGGCGGGCGCCGCGCTCGGCGCCGGGATCGCCGCCAATCTCGACATCGGCGCCGGCCGGGCGAAGCTGGCGGCCCAGCTCGACCTGAGCGCGGAGGACTCTGCCCGGATCGGTGGCGTTGCGGGCAAGGTCTACGCGAACAACTTCGGCGGATCCCTCGACGAGATCAACGAAACGATCAAGGCCGTAGGCAACAACCTCGGCAACGTAACCAGGATGTCATCCGCCGACCTACAGAAGATGTCGGAGAGCGCTCTCGCTCTCTCCGACGTGTTCGGGGTCGATGTGAACGAGTCGACCAAGGCCGCTGGGCAGATGATCAAGAACGGCCTCGCGAAGAACTCGATCGAGGCTTTCGACATCATAACCAAGGGGTTTCAGCTCGGACTGGACAAGTCCGGCGACTTCATGGACACCCTGAATGAATACTCGCCGCAGTTCTCCAAGCTAGGGATCGACGGCGCGCACGCGCTGACCATTCTCAGTGCAGGATTGCAGGCGGGCGCGCGGGATACCGACACGATCGCGGACGCATTCAAGGAGTTCTCTCTACGCTCGATCGACGGAAGCAAGACAACGGCCGATGGCTTCAAGGCGATCGGACTGAACGCCAAGGACACGGCAGCGCAGATCGCCAAGGGCGGACCCGCGGCTCAGTCCGCGACGATGACCACTCTCCAGGCGTTGAACAAGATCAAGGACCCGATCAAGCAGAACGCGGCGGGTGTTGCCCTCTTCGGCACGCAGTGGGAGGACACCCTGCGCGGGATCCTCCCCTCGATTGCGGGCGCGGAGGAGGGGATGGAGGGGATGGCCGGGAGTACGCAGCGAATGGCCGACGCGGCCGGGACGTCGGGCAAGGCGAAAATCGACACGATGAAGCGCTCGGTCGAGCAGTGGATTCAGGCACAGACCAGCTCGTCGTCCGCGCTTGGCACCACCACCGCAGCCCTGGTCTCCTTCGCCGGCCCCGGCTTCGCGATGGCGGGCACGCTCGGGCAGATCGTCACCGCGCTGGCGGCTGTGAACATCCAGACCGCAGCAACCGCGGTCTGGACCGGAATCTCTTCGGCTGCTACGAAGGTCTGGGCCGGGGTTCAATGGCTGCTGAACGCAGCGATGAGTGCCAACCCGATTGGCATCATCATCGTGTTGATCATTGCCCTGGTCGCGGGGCTGATCTACGCGTGGAAGCACAGCGAGACGTTCCGCACGGTCGTATTGGCGGCATGGGGGGCGATCAAGACTGCCGGACTCGCCGTGTTCGGATGGCTCGGGGGGTTCATCTCCGGCACTTGGAACATGATCAAGTCGGTTACGTCCGCGGTCTGGGGATTCATCTCCGGCTACATCCGGATGCAGATCAACATCATGCTCGGAATCGTGCGCGGGATCATCGCCGTGGTCACCTTCTTCCGGGACGCGTTCAACCGGGCGAACAGCGCCGTGGTCGGCGCCGTAGTTGGATTGATCAACTACGTACGCGGGATCGGCGGCCGGGTGGTCGGCGCCATCGGCAATCTCGGCTCGCTCATGTACGACAAGGGGCGCGAGATAATCCAGGGGATTATCAACGGGATCAAGGCGATGGCGGGCGCGCTGGCGGGTGCGGCGCGGGACGTCATCGGATCGATCTCCGGGTTCCTGCCGGGATCCCCGGTCAAGGTCGGACCACTGCGGGTGCTGAACAGCGGGCGGGCGGGCAAGGCCATCGTCAGCATGGTCAGTGACGGGATGGACAGCGCCGCGCCACGCCTGAAGGCTGCGATGGCAGGCGCGCTGTCCGGCATCCCGGCGCCCAGGACCGGCGGCATCGGGATGGGTGGCGGCGCTCCCAGCCAGCAGAGCGTCGCTGTGGTTCAGTTCCGCGGCGACCGGGAGGTCATGAGCTTCATTCGGTCGATCGTTCGTAACTATGGCGGTGGCAGCGTTCAGGTTGCCTTCGGTTCCTGAGAGGAGATAGGCAGATGGAGAACGTTCCCCTCGTGCTGACCATCGAGGCCAGTGCCAGTGCAACCCACCCGCCGGGCACGGTCGTGCATCCGGACGGCTCACTCACGCCGCCCAGCGTGGAGGAGATCACCGCGCACGAGCTGGACGACGACGAAGGGGACGACCGGCTGTGACTGTTGGCATGACCGCGACTGAGGCTGCTGCCTTCCTGAACACCTACCGCGCCACGAACAAGACGGCAGCCGTGCTCTACCTGAAGCTGCACACGGCCGACCCAGGTGCAGCCGGAGCGACAGCGGCCAGTGCCGTCGTGACCCGAAACCAGGCCACATGGGCGGCACCCAGCGCAGGCAGCATGGCGATCTCGACGCTGGCGGACTACAGCATGACCGGCAGCGAGACCATCACCCACGCGTCCCTATGGGACGCGTCGACCGCTGGCAACTTCGTCCGATCCCTCGCGTTCACGGCGGGTGTGCCCGTGGTGAACGGCTCAACCCTTCATGTCAACTCCCTGACCCTGGCCGTGGCGCCGCTGGCAGCCTGATCGGCAGGGAGGGGGTGGGTGGGTAATGGGAACGCTTGTCGTTTCCGACGTGCTGGGGTACTCCAGCACCAGCTCGGCGCTGAGTTACACCCTGCCCGCATCCCCGGCGATCCTGGCCGGGGATCTCATCCTGATCGCGTTCTACCACGGCAACGCGGCAACGCACTCCGCCGTGACGGCGGGCTACGCGGCCGGCGCCACGGGGACCAACGGCACGGCCGCTCGAGGCACGGTCTACACGATGACCGCGTCGGGGGGGGAGGAGGGCTCGGCCTTCGCTCTGACCATGTCCAGCGGGTCGAGCAAGGTCGTTGCCCTCACGGTCTGGCGCGGGGTGACGCTGGACACGGTCAACGGGAGCGGGACCGCGTCCAGCGCCAACGTGGTCAGTCCGGCGGTCACCGCCACCGCTCAGCCGGGTGTTGCGCTGGCCATCGGTGGCGGGCGCGGAGCGGCAGACGGAACCCAGCCAGGCGTGACGACCTGGCCGAGCGGGTACACGTCCGGCCCCGTTGGCAGCTCCACGCTGACGGGGACCAACCGAAACTCGGGCTGCTTCATCTCCAGCCTGGCGATCACCAGCACCACGGTGGCCAGCTCGACCACGGTTGCCACTCAGTCGCTGACCAACGTCGGGCTGCGGGTGGTGCTGACCGACACGGGCGGTGGCACGGAGAATGCGGACGCCAGCGTGTCCGACACCCACTCGACAGCCGCCACGCTGAGCGCCACGTCACCGCTCGACGCCAGCACCGCGGACACGCACTCGACCAGCTCGGCGATCAGTGCCACGTCACCACTGAACGCGACCGTCACCGACACCCACAGCATCACCGCCAGCGCGTCGTCCACAGACCCTGGTGGCGATGCGCTGGTCACCGACACCCACTCG